TGCGTTTATTGGTGGTGATGGTACGACTGCTTATGTTGCCGCAAGCAACAATGAGTCAGCACTGACCGATGCCGCCATTCGCCGCACTATTCAGCGTTTGGATGACACCGATACCCCTATGGATCAGCGTTTCTTCTTGATTCCTCCATCAAGTCGCAACACCCTGATGGGTCTGGCTCGTTACACTGAGCAAGCCTTTGTGGGCGGTACTAACAGTACCATTCGCACTGGTGAGATCGGTAACTTGTATGGCATCCCTGTGTTTGTCTCAAGCAATTGCGACACTGCATCAGGTACTGGTGCTGCGCGAGTTTGTATCATGGGTCACCGCGATGCAGTGGTTTTGGTTGAGCAAGTTGCTGTTCGCTCACAAGTTCAGTACAAACAAGAGTATTTGGCTACTCTGTTTACCTCTGATACCTTGTATGGCGTTCAGATTCTGCGTGCAGCCGCAAGCGTAAGTGCAGCCAAATCTGCATCTATGTTTGCACTTTTGGTTCCCGCCTAATTGCAGTTGCGCCCCCTGCCCTAGTGGTGGGGGGACTTTTTTAACCTAATTAGGAGAAATCAAAATGGCTGCTGCTACCGCTGTTGTTGTAGATAGAAACAACGACACTTTTCGTGGGCTTTTTAGCGACACTTGGTCTGTTGTTGCGACGCTTGATGCTGGTTCTTTGGTTGATGGTGCGGGTGAAACCGAAACTGTTGCCGTTCCTGGCGTGGCGTTGGGCGATATGGTCTTGGGTTGTTCTTTTGCCGTGGATGAAGTTGGCATGAGCGTCACTGCTTATGTCTCTGCTGCGAATGTTATTAGTATTCGTGTTCAAAACGAATCTGGTAGCACTGTAGACTTGGCATCCTGCAAGATTCGTCTTGTAGCTGCTCGTCTGGTGTAAGGATTGGGGGGCTAGTCCCCCCTTTCTTATTTAAGGGTTTCAATGGCTACTTTTCGTTGTCTTCAGTCTGGTAACACAGTAAGTTTTACCTTGCAACATGACATTGACTCAATGAAGGGTCATCAGGGTTATGTTCGTATTGATGAACAAGAAGTGTCTGACATTCCTGATGAAGTGAGGACAGATACTCCCTTCATGCCGCCAGTTGTACGGCGCATGGGTCGCCCAAGGAAAGTTGCAAATGTCTGATATAGACGCTAGAGATTTTGGAAGGCTGGAGGCTCAAGTTGAGGCTCTCCAGACAGAAGTTCACTCTTTGAGCAAAGATGTGAAGGCTCTGTTGGAACTTGCCAACAAAGGCAAAGGTGGATTTTGGATGGGTATGACTATCGCTTCATTCATGGGCGGCATCATTACCTTTATTGCTGATCGACTCTGGAAATAAGGAGAACACTATGCCTATGGTTGGAAAAAAGAAGTTTCCCTACTCTGAAAAAGGCGAGAAAGAAGCCAAAGAGTACGGCAAGAAAAAGGGTGTTCCTGTGACCATTATGGTTGCGATTGGTAAACCAAAAGGCTTGCCTATGCGTGGTGGTCGCACTGCTACCAACATGATGAAGAAGTCTTCAAGAGGTAAATAATGTCTACATTCCAACTTGACCCCAACCAAGTCGCTTATGGAGTAGCTAGCCATAGCACAACACAAGTGGCAACAGTAACCAGCAGTAGCGTTCAAATGACTGCTTTTGGTGCTACCACTACTATGATTCGCATTGCTTGTAGTCAGGGTCATTCCCACTATGCTATTGGCACTAATCCAACTGCAAGCATTACAACATCAGCCATGATTCCAAACAATTGCGTTGAAATTGTGCGAGTAACCCCTGGACAAAAGATTGCGTTCATCAAGGATGCGGCAATTACCACTTCAACTGTTTCTGTGACGGAGTTAGTATGAAAACCAAGGCACAAAAGAAGGTGGGCAAAGTAATGCGTGAATATAAGGAAGGTACTTTGCATTCAGGCAAGGGTGGGAAGGTTGTAAAGAATCCTCGCCAAGCAGTTGCCATTGCCTTGTCTGAAGCTGGTATGACTAAACCTAAGAAGAAGATGAAATGAAGCCTGGACTTTATGCAAACATCAATGCCAAACAAGCCCGTATCAAAGCTGGTTCTGGCGAAAAGATGAACAAGGTTGGGTCTAAAGCCGCACCTACTGCCGCTGATTTCAAGCTGGCGGCAAAGACTGCAAAAAAGGTTAAAAAGGTGAAGTAGATGAAATCTCCTGCATGGCAAACAAAAGTTGGTAAAAATCCAAAAGGTGGCTTGAATGCAAAGGGTAGAGCATCTTATAATGCAGAAACTGGTGGTAATCTCAAAGCACCAGTAAAATCAGGTGATTCTGGTAGAAGAGCAAGTTTCTTGGCTCGTATGGGCAACAATTCTGGCCCTGAGTACGACAAGAAAGGTGAACCAACAAGACTGCTTCTTTCGCTGAAAGCATGGGGCGCATCCTCAAAAGCTGACGCAAAGGCAAAAGCTAAAGCTATATCCGACAGGAACAAAGCAAAGGCTGAAGCAGATGACTTATTTAGAGCTGGTTAACGATGTATTGATTCGGTTGCGTGAAACATCAGTCTCAACTGTTTCCGAAACAACTTATTCAAGCCTGATTGGCAAGTTTGTTAATGATGCCAAACGTCAGATTGAAGATGCGTTTTCTTGGAATGTTTTGGGCCAAACCATTACAGTCACTACCACCGCATCTACCGCCTCCTATGCAGTGACGGGCGCTGGTCAGAAGTTTCAAGTGATGGATGTGATTAATACCACAAGCAATGTTGGTCTTAAAAACATCAGTTTTGTGGACATGAACCGCAAGCTGAACTTCACTCCACTTGTCAATTCAATTCCCACTGAATTTGCTTTTGATGGTGTTAATGGAAGCTACGACACCAAAGTAAATCTCTATCCAATACCTGATGGCGTATACACAATTAAGTTTGCTTTGACAGTGCCACAAGCCACATTGTCATCAGATGCAACAGTTATTCTTGTTGCTGACACTCTGGTGGCTCAGAATGCCTATGCAAGAGCATTGGTGGAGCGTGGTGAAGATGGTGGTCTGTCTTCATCTGAGGCATACCAACTCTACAAGGCTATGTTGGCTGATTACATTGCTTTGGAGGGCACTCGCTATCCTGAGAACCAAGAGTTTGTGCCAATATGAGTCAGGCACTTCAGACTTATTCTCTGACAGCCCCAGGCTTTCAAGGGTTGAATACCCAAGAATCGCCTCTTGATTTGTCACTTGGATTTGCCTTAGTTGCTCAAAATGCAATCATTGACCAGTATGGTCGCATTGGCTCACGCAAGGGATACGCCAAGGTAAATTCCTCAAGTGGTGCTTTGGGCGCAAATGATGTGACTGTCATCAATGAGTTGGTGCAAGCAGATGGCACTTTGACTGTCTTGTTTGCTGGTAACTTGAAGCTGTTTAAACTTGATAGCGTCAATGCTGTTTCTGAACTCACTTATGGTGGTGGTGGAACTGCACCAACCATTACCGCTAATGCTTGGCAAACTGCATCTCTGAATAGCATTACATACTTCTTTCAGTCGGGGCATGACCCTCTGATATTTGATCCTGCTGTTTCAGCAACGACATTTAGACGGGTATCTGAGAAGACGGGGTATGTTGGCACTGTGCCCAATGCAAACATTGTTATATCTGCTTTTGGTAGATTGTGGGCGGCAAATACAACAACCAACAATGCAACTGTCTTCTTTAGTGACTTGATCTCAGGCCATGTATGGTCTACGGGTACTGCTGGCTCATTGAATGTGAACAATGTGTGGGTAAATGGTGCTGATGAGATTACTGGCCTAGCAGCTCACAATGGATTCTTGTTTATCTTTGGCAAGCGTCAGATTCTTATTTATTCTGGTGCTACCTCACCATCAACCATGACTCTTAGCGATACTGTTGAGGGTATTGGTTGCATTGCCAGGGATAGCGTCCAAACAACCAGCACAGACGTTATCTTTCTGTCAAACAGTGGCGTTAGATCATTGATGAGGACTATTCAAGAGAAGTCATCTCCTGAGCGTGACCTGTCTAAAAATGTGCGTAATGATTTGATGAGTGCTGTTTCTGGTGAAGATGTATCAAATATCAAGGCAATCTATTCTGAAACGAATGCACTGTATTTGTTAAATCTTCCATCATCAAAATTTGTCTATGCGTTTGATACAAAAGGAATCATGCAAAATGGTTCATCAAGGGCAACCATTTGGGACAGTATTGAGCCAACGTCTTTTTGTTCAAGGCGCAATGGTGATTTGTTGCTTGGTAAAAATGGGTACATTGGAAAATACAGTACATATTTAGATGATGCGTCAAGCTATAGGATGGCGTACTACACAAACAATTCTGACCTGGGTGATGTGAATGTCACTTCTATCTTGAAGAAGATAAAGGTCATTATTGTTGGCGGTTCTAATCAATTGGTGACATTAAAGTGGGGATATGATTTCACAGGAAATTATTACTCTGCACAAGTAAACATACCAACCCAAACAACCGCCGAATATGGCATTGCTGAGTATGGTGCAAATGCCACAATAGTCGCCTATTACACTTCTGGGGTTGCTTTAACAACTGTAGAAACAACTGCAACAAGCAAGGGAAAGATTGTTCAAATAGGCGTTGAAATGGATATAAACAGCAGTCAGTTATCCATTCAAAAGATTGAAATTCAAGCCAAAAATGGCAAGGTCGCATAGGGGAAAAAATGTCTAATTACACACAAACAACGAATTTTGCAACCAAGGATGCACTTGCGTCTGGCAATCCTTTAAAGGTTGTTAAGGGCACTGAGATCAACACTGAGTTTGCAAACATTGCAACTGCTGTTGCAACTAAGGCAGACTTAGCAAGCCCCACCTTTACGGGTACAGTAACAATTCCTACATTGGCTGTTACAGGTATAGCCACATTAACTGCCCAACCAATTCTTTCTAGTCTGACAGCTTCTAAGCCTGTATTTACAGACGCATCTAAGGGTTTGGTGTCTACGGGCACTTTGGGTGCAGATCAAGGTGGTACAGGGGTTGCAA